CTCGAATCGATCAAAGCCGAGCTGGAGAACAACGAGCTGCTGCTGGAGGATTTCCCGGAAGTCGTCTATCCGATCCAATCGCTCGAGGGAATCCACCAGCGCGCCGGCGGACAGCTCTATCAGGGCAAGCAGACGCACATCGGCTGGACGGCGCGGGAGATCGTGCTGCCGACGATACCCGACTCGAAGGCGTCCGGTTCGATCATTCGTGTGGCCGGCATCACCGGTCGCATCCGCGGAATGAAGCACAAACGCGTCGACGGCACTTCGGTGCGGCCCTCCCTCGTTCTGATCGATGATCCACAGACTGACGAGTCGGCTCGATCGCCGTCGCAGTGCGCAACGCGCGAACGCATCCTCGCCGGCGCGATCCTCGGTCTCGGCGGGCCCGGGCGCAAGATCGCTGGCCTAATGACGCTGACCGTCGTGCGGCCCGACGACCTCGCCGACCGCATCCTCGACCGCGACAAGCATCCGCAGTGGCAGGGTGAACGCACGAAGATGGTGTACTCGTTCCCGGCGAACGAATCACTGTGGGCGAAGTACGCCGAGTTGTGGCGCGAGGGGATGCGCGCCGATCGCGGTATCGCCGATGCGACGGAGTTCTACCGCGCCAACCGTGAGGCGATGGACGAAGGTGCGGGCATCGCCTGGCCGGAGCGCCACCATCCCGACGAACTTTCGGCGATCCAACACGCGGTGAACCTGAAGCTGGATCGCGGCGAGGCAGCCTTCTGGGCCGAGTATCAGAACGAACCCCTGCCCGAAGAACATGCCGACGATGACCTGCTCACCGCCGACCAGATCGCGGCGAAGGTCAACGGCCTGAAGCGCGGCGAGGTGCCGATCGGCTGCACACACGTAACCATGTTCGTCGACGTTCAGGGCAAGGCGCTGTTCTGGCTCGTGGCCGCCTGGGAGGATGACTTCACCGGCTACGTCATCGACTACGGCACCGAGCCGGACCAGAAGGCCGCGTACTTTACGCTGCGCGACATCCGTCACACGCTGGCCAGCACGGGCACGCGCGCCGGTCTGGAAGGGGCGATCTACGCCGGCCTCGAACGGCTGACCGAGGCGACGCTGGACCGCGAGTGGAGGCGCGACGACAGCGCGATGGTGCGGATCGACCGCTGCCTGATCGACGCCAACTGGGGCAGCTCGTCGGACGTTGTCTATCAATTCAGCCGCCAATCGAAACACGCAAGCATCGTCATGCCGGCCCACGGGCGGTATGTCGGGGCGTCGAGTATTCCGTTCTCGGATTACCGGCGCAAGCGCGGCGACCGCGTGGGTTTGAACTGGCGCATCCCGGTGGTCACCGGGAAGCGGTCCGTGCGCCACGCCGTATTCGACACGAATTACTGGAAGTCTTTCGTCCACGCCCGGCTCGCGGTGCCGATGGGCGACCCCGGATGTCTCTCGAGTTTCGGCCGCAAGCCCGAACAGCATCGCCTCCTGGCCGAGCACCTGACCAGCGAGTACCGCGTGAAAACCGAAGGTCGCGGTCGCACCGTCGACGAGTGGAAGCTGCGTGTCGACGGCCTCGACAACCACTGGCTCGACTGCCTGGTCGGCTGCGCCGTGGCCGCATCCATCCAGGGTGCGGTCCTGTTCGGCACGGACACCAAGCCGACCACGCGCCCGCGCATCCGGCTGTCTGCGTTGCAGGAGGCCCGGCGATGAGCCCCTCAGCTCAACCCCGAAACGACCCGCCGGACACGGCAACGCCACAGGATGGGCGACACGAGCTGCGCGGCATCGTGTGCCCGATATGCGGCTGTCAGCATTTCTGGGTTGTCTACACAAGGGCCTCGTGGGGCAACCGGATCGTGCGGCGGCGAGAATGCCGGCACTGCGGTCGCCGGGTGACGACGATCGAGCGAAGCCTTGGATAGGCTGTCGTCTCAACAACCGCCACGCATCTCGCAGCCAGCCCTGTTCCAGTGAATCCTCGCCGCAGATGTCTACCGGTGTAACCGTTTTTCACTCTCGACTCTCCAGGTGTGTCAACTCGAATCGCTTTGGCATAAGTAACCAGTAGGCGGACTGATTGTCGCCATGAGCACGGCAATGCTGGTCTGCGCGGAGAGCGGGCGTGGCGGACACGGTTCACGATGCGATCAAGGAAAACGCCCAGGGACCGAAACGGGCCCAGGCTGATTCGGTCAGCGTCGAGCAGCACTCCCTGACTGAACAGATCGAGGCAGACCGGTATCTGTCGTCCAAGGAAGCGGCGAAGAAGGGCCTCGGCGTGCGGATGACCAAGGTGGTCCCGCCCGGGGCAGTGTGAACGTAATCAATTCGCGTACAGCGGCAGGGATGACACGGCGCGGTATGCCCCAATGCGCATTGGGGCGGCGCGTCGCAGGCTATAGCCACAGGAAAGGATTGTTGTCATGGCAGCGGATCAAGGATTGGTCGATTCGGTCGCAAACGAGAACACCAAGATCGGCGCGGGGGCTCCGTCGCATTACGGGGCGTCGTTGATGCAGGCGCACGCGGCGCACCTCTCGCGACTGAACATCATCGCTGAGAACGCGCTCCAGAATGCGATTGTCGTGGCCCAGGCGGCTACGGCGGCGGCCACGCGGGCGTTCACTGAGCTGGACACCGTGGAGGCGCTGGGGAACACGGTTTTGGGGCAGCAGGCCGCCAAGGTGGCCCAGAGCACTCCGCCGGAAACGGCCAAGCCGTAACGGATCGTCAGTGAGGCGCGGACCGCGCGGCTTCGGCCGCGCGTTTCCGCGCTCCGGGATTGTAAATCCGCCTGGAGTCACGTGAACGTGCTGAAGTGGTTGCGACAACTCGGTGTGCGAAGGGCGACGGTGCCCAGAGAGGGCAGCGCCTGGTCGCCTCCTCGTCGTGCGCGGGAAGTACGACGCCGCGCAGACGACGCACGAGAACCGCCGGCACTGGGCCAACGCCGATCACCTTTCAGCCAACGCGGCCATCGGCGCAGACGTCCGGCGCATCCTGCGCAGCCGGGCCCGCTACGAGGTGGCCAACAACAGCTATGCCAAGGGCATCGTGCTGACCTTGGCCAACTACGTCGTCGGCACGGGTCCGCGGCTTCAGATGCTGAGCGACGATCCTGAGGCCAATCGGGTCATCGAGAAAGAGTTCTCCCGCTGGGCCAAGGCGGTCGGGCTGGCGCACAAGCTCCGCACCATGCGGATTGCCCAATGCGAGTCGGGAGAGGTCTTCGCCTTGCTGGCGACCAACCCGCGCATCGATACACCCGTGCAGCTCGACATTCGTCCGATCGAGGCGGAGCAGGTGGCCACGCCCTGGCCGGTGCCGCGCGGAGACCTCAAGGCGGTGGACGGCATCGTTTTCGATGAGTTCGGCAACCCGGTCGCCTACTATGTGCTGCGCCAGCATCCAGGCGACAACACCGTGCCCCGATCCGGCGGCATCGAGTTCGACGTGATGCCGGTCGAGTCGGTTATTCACCTGTTCCGCGCCGAGCGCCCGGGCCAGAGCCGCGGCATACCGGAAATCACCCCGGCGCTGCCACTGTTCGCCATGCTGCGGCGCTACACGCTGGCCGTGCTGGGAGCGGCGGAGCAAGCGGCGTTGCCATCGGGGGTGATCTACACCGACGCGGCCGCTGACGCCGAGGCCTCGCAGGTCGAGCCGATGGACACGGTGGAGATGGACCGGGGCACGTGGATGACCATGCCCTTCGGCTGGAAGATCAGCCAGGTCAAGGCCGAGCAGCCGACTACCGTGTACGGCGATTTCAAGCACGAGGTGATCAACGAAATCGCCCGCTGCCTGAACATGCCCTTCAACATCGCGGCGGGCAATTCCTCGGGCTATAACTACGCTTCGGGGCGCCTCGACCACCAAGCCTTCTTCAAAGCCATCCGCATCGACCAAGCCTACCTCGCCGACGTGGTTCTCGATCGCATCCTCAAAGCATGGATCGACGAGGCCGTGCTGATCGAAGGGTATCTGCCTCAGTCACTACGCATGCTCGACGCCGAGTTGCCGCACCAGTGGTTCTGGGATGGGTTCGAGCACGTCGATCCGGCCAAGGAGGCTAGCGCTCAGGCCACGCGGCTGCAAAGTAACACGACGACCTTGGCCGCGGAGTACGCCAAGGCCGGGCTGGATTGGGAAAGCGAACTTCGACAACGGGCCCGTGAGGTGGCGCTAATGCGCGAGCTGGGCCTGACGCCCGCGCCAGCGACGCCCACTGCTCCACCGGAAAACGAAGACGAAACGGAGGATGACGACGATGTCACGGAAGACGCAGACGCGCGTCAAGTCGCCTGAGGCCAGTGAGCCCGTACCCGACCGGATCGAGCTGCGCTGCCATTCTGGCAACATCACGCTCGAAGCATTGGCGGCGGAAGGCGACGCGCAGACCGTTCCCCGCTTCACGATGGTTGCCTACACCGGCGAATCCATGCGCATCGAGGGCTGGCGGTTCCCCGTGGTGGTCGATCTCGAGGGGCTGTCTATCCCATCGCAGCGCCGACCGGTCCGCTTCGGCCACAGCATGTACGCCGGCGTCGGACACACCGAACGCATCTCCGTCGAAGCGGGGCGACTGATCGCCGAAGGCATCGTTTCGCGTGACACCGCCGTGGCCCGCGAGGTCGTGGCCAGTGGCAAGCGCGGTTTCCCTTGGCAGGCCTCGATCGGGGCCCAAGTTGCCCAAGCCGAATTCGTCCGCAACGGAAAAAGCATCGCCGTCAATGGCAGGACCTTCGAGGGTCCGCTCTACGTCGCCCGCCGGACGGTGCTGGGGGAGATCAGTTTCGTCGACCTCGGCGCGGACACGAACACCACCGCGACCATCGCGGCACAGCAGCAGGAGAACCCTCCAATGGATGAATCGAACGACACGCAGACTACGCAGACCGAAGAGATGACGCCGACGCCAGAGCCGACGCGCGAAACGCAGGCGGACGGGAATGGCACGGAGGCCAACCCGCCCGTCAACCCGGTGGGTGAGCTCCGCGCTCAGGCCCTGGCCGAGACCAAACGCATCGGCACCATCCGGCGCATCTGCGCGGGCAAGTTCCCGGAGATCGAGGAGAAGGCGATCGCCGAGGGCTGCACGGAGGAGAAATGCGAGTTGGAGAAGCTGCGCGCCTCGCGCCCGAAGGCGCCAGCCATTCACGCCGTGGAGAACGCGATGGGCGGCCAGGTCCTTGAGGCCGCGTGCATGCTCACGGCCAAGCTCGCCAAAGTCGAGGAATTCTACGAAGAAAAGACCCTCGAAGCAGCTTCGAAGCGGTTTCGAGGGGGGATCGGATTGCAGGAATTGCTGCTGGAGGCCGCGTGGGCCAATGGGTATACGGGCCGCAACTTCCGTGACAGCCGTTCGGTCCTGCGTTTCGCCTTCGGTCAGAACCTCCAGGCCGCGTTCTCGACCATCGACATCGGGGGCATCCTGTCCAACGTCGCCAACAAGTTCCTGGTGGAAGGCTTCTTCAGCGTCGAGCGCACCTGGCGGAACATCACCAGCGTTCGCAACGTCAGCGACTTCAAGACCGTCACCAGCTACCGCCTGGTCGGCAAGGACCAGTACGAGAAGGTCGCTCCCGGCGGCGAACTCAAACACGGCACGTTGGGCGAGCAGGCCTACACGAACAAGGCCGATACCTACGGCCTGCTGCTCTCCATCGACCGCCGCGACATCATCAACGACGACCTCGGGGCGATTACCACCGTGCCCCGCAAGCTCGGTCGCGGGTCGGGCCTGAAGATCAACGACGTCTTCTGGTCGACGTTCATGAACAACGCGGCGTTCTTCGTCGCCGGCAACAACAACTACCTCACCGGCGCGGACACGGCGCTGAGCATCGATGGCCTCACCAAAGCCGAGGTCGCGTTCCTGAACCAGACCGACCCGGACGGCAAGCCCGTCGGCATCATGCCGCAGGTCATCCTCGTGCCCACGGCGCTGTCCGCGATGGGCACGATGCTGTTCAAGTCGCTGGAGATCCGCGACACGACGGCCTCGACCAAGTATCCGATTGCCAACCCTCACGCGGGCAAGTTCCGGGTCGAGGTGAGCCGCTACCTGTCGAACACCCAGTACACCGGGTACTCGGACAAGGCGTGGTATCTGCTGGCCGACCCGACGGATCTGCCGGTGATCGAGGTCGCGTTCCTCAACGGGCAGGAGTCGCCCACCATCGAAACCGCTGAGGCCGACTTCCAAGTGCTGGG